TGCCGGGATTGCATCGTTTCAAAACTCTTCGAGCTCTACTCTCCCCTTCAGCGGTCAGATGGCTAACCAGATTTGGTACGATGGCGTTCTAACACAAGACGAAGTGCGTCAACTAATGCGAGCGCCTAACTATGCCGTCGCGTCTACAATCGTTACACCGCAATTCTACTTTGAGCTATTTGACAGCAAAACCGACTCGACCGGTAATGCGACAACGGTTGAAGATCGCGGTACTGTATCTTACGGCGTCAAGAAACCCCAACTCCCACGCGGTCTCGACTTGGCACGCGGCGCGGCAATGGCGCGAGTGTATACGGGCAGGTGCGTTGACTTTGATGGGTCGGCTGATCGAATCACAGCAGCGCACTACAACCCGAGCGGGGACTATCTAACCACAACCGCTTGGGTCAATGCTGACACGATTCGCAATCAAGGAATTGTCCATAACGGGAATACGGGAAGGAATTCTTTTCTGTTTTACATGGGTGGCTCTGGTAGTCTGATCTTTTATTGGAATGACACCACGGGCGATGCATACATTCTGCACCAGACACCGCTAAAGGCTGGTCAATGGCACCACTTAGTGATGGTCTTAGATATGAGCGATCCCGCTGACCATCAAGTCACTTGTTACATTGACGGAATTACAGCAACAGGGACAAGGACAGCGAGCAGTTGGGTCGGCGATAATACATACCAATTTGGGAATCAGTATGGCACAGCGGGTTGGTTCGATGGCAAGATAGCAGACTGTCGAATCTACGACGTAGCCCTAACCCAAGCTCAAATCCGCGAGCTATACCACAACCCCGAGCAAGTCTTACCCACGGGCGTTAGTGCTAGCAATCTGAGACGGTACTACCCACTAAGTGATTACAACGACACCGGCGGCACCGGCGGGCGTTGGTTCCAAGACATGGGCGCAGATGGCGAACCGGCGGAAGACCTAGGCTCGGCTCTCATGTCCTTCGCTCAACCCGTGCCGTGTCCGCAGTTGGGATTGCAGCAGAGTGCGACGCGGCTTTTTTTCTCCGGCGCAGGCGCTCAATCGTATGTTGCCACCGTTACACCTCCAGGAACAACCGCAACTTTATCAGGCTGGATTCTTTGGGGCGACACATCGAGAACAAGCTACATTGTCGGGATGGGCATCCCGACAAACGCAACCGATAGTCTCAATATAAGGATAAACACCTCAGGCGACATTACGATGTACAAAGGCGGTCAGTATGATAGCGGATTGAATATCAATGAAGGCGAATGGAATCATATCGTCGTTACAACTAAGAGCACCTCTCCATATTGGAGATGTTGGCTTAATGGTGTTGAGGCATCATCACCAGCGGTGGTACCAGTTACAAACATCACAACCGGCTTTGTCTCTCCGGGTTCTGACGCAAACACTTCGCCTTTTCCATTAAACGGCTTTATCAATGATGTAGCCTTTTGGGATGCTGAGCTTGACACTCCAGACGTGGCGGCGCTCTATAACTCAGGCGTCCAGGGTATGGACGTGTCAACGGTTCAATCTGCGAATCTTAAAGGATGGTGGAAAGCTGACGACCTTACCACGTTTAAGGATTACAGCGGCAACGGTGCGGATGCGGTACAGTTCGGAGGGTCAGGTACAATCATTGGCGCATCCTTCCCAGAAAACGCCAGCGGCTCGACTATCGTCGGTGACTTCTCGATGAAGCGGAAGGGTGTGAGCGTTATCAACTTCCCCGATGCCCAAGGCACAGAATTATGTACGATACCGGCGCAAGCGTCGATCATGCCAGATCATACAAAGGGATATTCGTTTAGTTGTTTCTTTCGTCAAATTGAGACTGACGACTACTTTGGAATTTACTCAGGTAACCTCACTTCACCGGCACATCTTCAAAACAACGTTTACATCATCAATAGCGGGAACGTTCAATTCAACGCAGGCGATGGAATAAGCGTCCGGGGCACGGTCTTCACCTCGGGCAATCCTTTCGCGACGACTCAAACTTGGCAGCACTTAGCGGGGACCATTGACTACGGAGCAGCGCCCGCAACTATGCGCATCTATGTGAATGGGGCTTTGAACAATTCAGCAACCGCCGCTTTAGCGGGAACCCTGGCTGCTCAGCCTATCAGGATCGGACCGCAAGGTAACTTCGGTGTTGAGGCGGCGGGGTCTATCGCTTGTCTGAAGTTCTATCAAGCAACTCTAAGCGACAACGAGATAGAACAAATCTATCGATCAGACCTTCGTCTCATAAAAGGATTAGAAAATGAGTAGTGGAACATGGATTTACGTACTGGTGCCAGTCGGCAACCTCGGGGATGATTTGCCGTCACAGGTAACGCGTTTTGACTACCCTACCTACCCAGACCCAGAAGGGCCGCCGGTCATGGTTCATCCAACCTACCGCACGTCGGCGGAGTTCAACCGAGCCAACTGCGCTCTTGGTGCCAGCGATGGCGTCCACACTATCTGGAAGTGTAACTCGCCAACACTCATGGCAGGCGGTGACCTTGATGCATTCCGAGCAACTGGTTGGACTATCTACACGCAGCCCCAAGCGGCAGAGTGGGCAGGGAATATCGAACCACCGGATGAAGAGCCGTAAGATGGACGCATTGGACCAGGCATCAATGGCGGCGCTAGTTGGCGCGGCTGTAATCTTCTTCAACAAAGCCTCCGCAGCGGTTGATCGATTTATGGCAAAGCGAAATGGCGGCACGGTTTACGATAACGTCAAGAAGGCTCAGGCTCAGGTTGATGACATCGACAAGCGCTTGACCGTGGTTGAGTCTAAGATTGAGGACGTGCGTGACTCACTCAAAGACATGAAGAGCGACGTTCAGCGCTATCATAAAGAGTTGATGCAAACCCGTGAAGAGTTCAGGGTTTCCTTTGGCTCAATTGAAGGCTGGATCAAGGGCAAGTCTGACAACTAAGGGGGAGAACTATGGCAGACATTAAAGGGCGAACCAATGGATTGAAGTCGAGTGAGTTTCTACTCACCGCGTGCGCGACTCTTGCTGGAGTGCTCATGCCAGTACTCGAGACGGTTTTCGGTTCTGATAACCAATGGATCTCGATCATTGGCTTGATCTTGGCGGCTATTGCACCAAGCGCTTACGCGTCATCACGCGCCAAAGTCAAAGCGGCTCTTGCTGGTGCCTCTGCCGTTGAGTCAGCAGCGGGAAAGCAGCAAGCCAGCTCACAAGCAGAGTAACCAGTGCGTTGGCAGCAGTTCCAGACAGCGGTGGACGGATCGATCTTGGTCTTAGCGCTAACAGTGTCAGCGGCATCGTCGGCACTCTTGATGCTGCCGCTCGCATCAATGAGCATGTGGAGGCGATTGCGCAGGGGCACGTCGGGGCAAAGGACTGGGCCGCGATGGCCGGAGTAAGAGTCCGATGGTGATCTTTGACCGCATCAACGAGTGCGATGACGGCAAACCGCGAGAGCGGGAGCTGGTGAAGCTCAAGAAAGTCGTGGTGCATAAGATTGGCAAAGAGCTAGGCAGCACCGGCGTCGAGATTGCTCGAGCCTTCAGAGATACCAGCAAGTACGCGGCGGGCTCATACACTGGCGGCCAGATGCCTTATACTTTCATCATTCGAGTTGATGGCAGCATTGACCAGTGCTTGACGCTCAAAGACACCGGACCGCACGCGAAGCGATGGAATAGTGAGAGCGTATCTGTTGCTTGCATCGGCGACTTCACAAAGCACGAGCCCACCGAAGAGCAATGGCTCAGCTTGATTGAGCTCTGTATTGAGCTCGCGAGCTACGGGCTCACAATCCATGGGCACACCGAGCTACCAGGAAGCTCGTCAGACCCCGCCAAACAGTGTCCAGGGCGTCTTTTAGACTTGGATGCGTTACGAGCTGAGGTTGCCTTCAGAGTCGAAGAGAGACGCATTGTGGGGCTTCTGGATGCCGGTGTTAGGCTTTAGTCTTTTTTCTTGCGATGCTTAGTCCAGAATAGATCTTCAAGCTCCAAGCGGCGCAGGTAGTCTTTCAAGTCAGCAACTCGATCCGCATCATCGGCATGTTTCACAATCCACGCTTTGACGCGTCGCATCGACATCGCCAGTTCTTTTTTCTTCTCTCGATATTGAAAAGCAGCGCGTGATTTTAGGTCTTCTTTATCTTTCATATTCCCCCCAAGTGCTCGGTGGGACTGGTGACCCTATTGCCACCAGGCGCGATCCCACCGAGCTGATAAGCTGCCCATGTACACCATGGCACTCATTAACCATGATGGTCGGGGGAACAGCTTAACGTGTTAAAAGCTCCCATGCTCTTGCTGCCACTGCTGGCACTTGTCCGTTTCCAAGGCATCGCAGTCGGTCCATCCGATTGGCCACCCCATGAGCCACTCGACCCAATCCGGGCTCAGTGGTCCACCCGCCAGAGTGCTCAGGCTTGGCGTGCCCGCAGTCGCGAAGGTCGTGCCGTCTGACCGCTTGCCATTGTTCGTCGTGCCATATTGTGTCGCGGTCGGTGTCGGTAGCAACGAGCCACAATCGATCTCTTCGGTGAGGCGCTCCAAGTTCCAAGGCTGATAGACGACGCCACCGCGCATCATACCCGAGAGCGGCAAGGTCACCGAGGACTCTGGCAAGACCTCGTCGAACAAGGTTCGGTGAGTTCTCCACGAACACGCATCGAGGTCGTACCTCGCCGACGATTCGCGCCATCTCTGACCAGAGCCCGCTTCGCTCTCCGTCGATGCCTGCGCCTTTTCCTGCTGCGCTGATGTCTTGGCAAGGAAAGCCGCCCGAAACGACGTCAACAATGCCTCGCCATGGTCTGCCGTCAAACGTTCGCACGTCATCCCAGACCGGGAAAGGGTCAAGGGTTCCGTCGTTTTGTCGGGCAACCAAGACGCTGGCAGCGTAGGGGTCACACTCGACAGCGCACACGGTGCGCCATCCAAGCAGCTTGCCTCCGAGTATGCCGCCACCAGCGCCCGCGAAAAGAGCCAACTCACGCATCACCGCCGAATGCCTGATGCTCGCTTGCGCGAGTCTCGCCATGACTTGAGATCGACAACGTTGCCCCATACGTGACGATGCAGAGCGCGTTGCTCACGCTTCTCAAGTGCGTATTCGAAGATCATGCCAGCGATAGCCACAACGAAGCCAAAGCCCAAAAGCATCGCAATCAAAAGTAAGTCTAGTCCGTCCATTGTTTCCCCCTCTGGTGGTGTTTTCTACAGTCTAATCGAGAATGGTGCCACCGTCTAAAAATCGGCGGTGTTCTTCACAGCCTCGTTTCTGCTTCTCATCATCCAGCTCACTCTCAAAGAACATGCAGCGCCAGCGACCATCGGTGAGCGCTTCAGCATAGCGACACGAGCGGCATGACTTGTCAGGCTGGTTATTGCCGTGACAAAGCCCGGCATAGTCGCAGAAGCGACACAACCAGAAATCGAAGTCAGGCGAGACCTTGCGCGGTGCCTCAAGTGATTTGATGATGCGGTGTGCCTTGTCTTCAATCTCTCGAGCATAGAACTCATCGAGCGGCGTGCGCAGACTGAGCAGCCGACGAGAGCCCGCCGATGCGACGGTCATGTAGTGCCAATCAATCTTCAACTTGTACATGTAAATCTGAGCCTGCGCGTAGTACGTGGGCATCCATTTAAGAAGCACCGAGCCCTCATCATCGAGCAGAGCGTGACGCTCGCGCAATCGATGCAGCTCGTCAAAGCGCTTGTCGCTGACTGCTTTGTGTTCCCATATGTGCGGCGTGTCTGGTGCTTCGATGAGCCCGCTTCTGATGATGCCATCGACTGAGCCACCAAAGTGACCATCTTGAAAGCGGGCTTGCCTACCCATCAGCTCAACGACTTGCTCAAGCTCGCGGGCGATCAACTCTTCACTCTCATGACCATCGCGAAACTTGCGCAGCACGTCAGCGGTAAAGTCGGGCTCCAGAGCCCACCGAAACGAGTACCAGGTTTTGCGCTCGCACTCGCCACCGATGGCAGATGCTCCAAGGTGAGGGCGGTGGCTGGTGTCCTGCTCGCGTTCCATCCTATCATCAAGAATTTGCAGCGTTGTTCGCATTGTAGAGCTCTCCGATTTTGGGGTTAGGTTTGCCATGGTGCGTGTATGCTTGTTCCATCAGTTCGTTGAGGTCTTTGCCGCTCCAAGTATCGTCACCGATTCTTAGGTCATACGTGTACCAGCTCCTGAGCCGTGTGCCTTTCATGATGTGCTCTGGTCGATTGTTTCTTGCTCTGACCTCAATGCTTACTCTCAGACACTCGAAATCGACCGTCAGCCGCTTGAGTGCTCCGAAGTATAGTAGATCTTCATCGCTTGGTTTTCTCATTGTTAGATCCCGAAATAGAAGTTTGAAGACATCCAAAAGAAAGCGCCAGCCCGAGACCACCGGAGCAGACCGGGCCAGCGCGATTATTTGATTATCAGAAAGGGGCGTCATTGCTTGGTGGTGCTTGGAAAGCATTGCCAAGGTCTGCTTTGCGGTAGCCCTTAATCTCAGTTTGAGTCTGACCGTTCCACTCACGATGCGCGACCTTCACTTTGACCGGGCGGTGATGCAGCTCAAAAGAGTCGCTGATGCTCTTGAGTCCAGCAGACTGGCAGAACCTAGCCAGGTTCTCTTGTGCAATCTCGACCGCTTTGGGGTTCGGGTTGCGCAGGTTGAAGCGGTCCCAGATGTAGCGGCCTTTATGCGCACCATCGAGGACCTCAAACTTGAACTGGAGGTAATTACCAGTGCCCGCTTTTGTCTCGCGAATCTCTGATTCGATGGCGATCACGTTATAGTAGCCCTCCGGCAGTGGTTCATATGCTGGGCGGTCTTCTTGTGAAAAGTCATAGTTGTTTGCGTTGAAGTTAATTGTTGCCATGATGGTTTTTCCTTTATCCAATGATTTTGTTGTAGATTGCTTCTAGGTTGGGTTCTTCAAATTGCGCCAGAGCGCCGCTTCTATCCTTTGCCGTCCAGATGCCATCACTTGACGTCTGAAGGGCTCTCTTGGTCTCGCCATCGACTTCCTTGACTCGCATCGCAAAGACCTCATCAAAGAAGTAAGGCAATGACTGAGGGAGCTTTTTGCCGGGCATCGTCGGCATCCAGAGCATCGCGCCACTCTCGTCTTGGATGTGCTCAGCTTTGGCAGTCATAAACACGTTGCGCGGCAAGTCCCGAAAAGCTCTGATGAGCTGAGCCATGCGGTCTTGCAGCTCGCCGTATGCCTTGCGTGGGTCTTTGCTTGCCTTCTTCTCGGCAGCAAGCACGACCTCCGCAATCTCGCTGAGCGAGTCGATGCAGACCCACCGGTAAGACTTAGCCTCATCGCTCTCAGTCAAGTACTTGTAAGCCTCTTGGACTTCCACCAGGCTCGTCACCTCGATGACTGGCAGGTCGTAACCTCGCAGGCTTAGCAGCCCGCTCTCAGCCGAGATGATGATGCAGTCTTTGGCAGTGGCGCAGAGCGTGGTCTTGCCCGAGCCTGCTGCTCCGTATGTCAGCACTTTGAGATGCTGGTGACTGGTGTCACTGGTTCTTGTTATCTTAACCATTGTTTAATCCCTTTCTTTGTTTTCACTTGTGAGCTCTTCGAGCTCGTCTACCTTCGCACAGAGGTCTGACAAGATTTTGCCAATACCCTCGATGCTCGTGATGATTTCAACGTCCCAATGGACACAGCGGCCACCAGGTTCCTCGATTGATACTTTCCAAAAGCCACCACCATCGGTCTCGATGGCTTGGGGCTCTGCTTTGATGGTGTGGTCGCGGTGGACCAGTTCAATGCGTGCGTTCATTCTGAGTACTCGCCGACGCGGATGGTGCCAGTTAGGTCGTGACCTTGCTTTCTCAATTCTGCCCAGACTTCACTATCGAGATAGTTAAGCGGCCAAGAGCCGAAGCTTGCTTGCTTGTCATCGCTGAGCCAGTACTTGCGAACCTTGGTTGCATCGTAGACTTGGCGCTTGAAGTTTTCAGAGTTATCGATGCGGGGCCAGAATTCGTCTTGCATCTCACCGAATCCGTGACCAATCAAACCAAACCTCAAGTCGGTCAGGTTTTGAATGATGACCTCTTCAACCTCAGCGGGGTCGCTGTAGAGATCCCACTCGTCATCACAATACTCGTCAAAGTTATCATCGATGAGTTCAGCGATGTAGAGCGCCAGTGAGTTGAGGTCGTTGCGTCGTAGGTCTTCACCGATCTGGGTGAGTTTCTCTTCGTATGTCATTGTCTTGTTTCCTTTGTTTCTTTGTTTAGTGCTCGTGTCGTGAGCGGTGCCCGGATACGCTCCGGGCGGGCGGTTGATTGATGGCGAATGCTAAACGATGTAACCCAAATACTTGAAGGTTTTGCGACACACGACA